TGCGCCGCTCATTTTCGACCCGTTCCTTGGCCCGTTCCCTGCTTGGTTCAACGGAGGAACCGTAAACCAGTCGCTCGCTGACATCGTGACCAAAACGGCCCCGCTGGCCTCGCCGACGTTCACCGGCGTGCCTGTTGCACCTACCGCCGTCACCGCAACCAACACAACGCAGTTGGCGACGACCGCCTATGTGAAGGCCAACCGGACGCAGCAGGCAGCGACGGATGCGCTTGCGTACCAGTCGCGTCGGACGGAGCTTTGGCTGCCGGCCGGTGATCTAAGGGCGGTCACGTTGGCAACCGAGACGGTCTCGAACGACACGCCGATCATTTCCACGCCCGCAGCAGGATCTTCGGAGATGTCGTGCGTGATACGGCCAGCGGAAAGAGGTGTGGCTCATTGGTTGACGTTCGACGTGTTCGTCGTCGGTATGGCACTCGATGCTGCCGGTGGGGACATCTCCATCACCGCCCTTGCGGTTAACGGATACGCCGTTGGCGATGCCGTGGCTGCGTTGCCCGGCCCAGCGGGTGCCACGCTGACCGTGGGCGGCGACAAGGTGGTGCAAGAACTGGCGATCGAATCGGGGGAATCGTGGCCTGCTGCGAAACCGTACGTCCGAGTGGGTTTCACTCGGTTTGGCAACGCCGCAGCAGACACGGCGGGGGCGTATGGGGTCATCGGACTTCTACTCGTAAGGGTGTCGTGAAATGACTTTCAGTATTGGTGATGCGGGCCACACGGTAGAGCACAACCGCTTGGCGCAGTTCACTGTCGCTTCGTCGTTCGGCAACGATTCGACCGACTCGTATACTCACATCCAAGCGAAGATTGATGCCGTGGCTGCCGCTGGCGGCGGCGAGGTGTTGCTGCCGGAAGGCATCTTCGTCGTGTCGCAAGCTCTCGTGCTCCCGTCGAGGGTTGCGCTCAGGGGAGCGGGTTTCGCCGTCACGGAGATCAAGCTGGCCGCAGGTGCGAACGATGATGTAATCAGGACGGTCGGCTTTTCTTCGCTGACCAACACTGACGCCTGGTTCTCGTCGGAGAACGTCCCGTACGGATTCGCCATCAGAGACCTACAGGTCAACGGCAACAAGGCCAACAACACCAGCGGCGGGGGAATCAGGATCTACGGCAAGGGATACACGGTGCATGGTGTCCTCGTGCGTGACGCGTCGGGGGCCGGCTACTACTCGGAATGCGGGGCCAAGACCGGCCAAAGCGACTGGACCGATCTTCCCGAGACGTACATCGGCGACGTGCGCTGTCGAAACAACGATGGGATCGGGTTTCACTTCCGAGGGCCACACAACGCCCAGGTCGGAAACATCTCATCCGCTTTCAATGGCGACTGGGGTGCATCGTTCGAGGTTTCTGCAAACTACGACGGCAACTGCGACCAAGTGGCAGTCCTGCACACGTACGCCAACGGTGGCGACAAGGGAACATATGTGGGCACTGTCGTTCATTTCGACCGGTTGATCGGTGACGGCGACAACATCCAGATCGACGCCACCAAATGCACCATTTCGCAGTTAAAAATCTTGAATGCGGGATCGAGGCGTGACGCACTCCATCTCACAGCGAACGCCGACCTCACACAGATCGACCAGATCGATATCACGATGAGGCCCCCGGTTGACGCTGCATCCAGAACGGCGATGCTGGTCGAGTGTGCAAGGAGCCAGTTCGGACAGGTCCGTTTGTCCGGCAACAGCCACACAAATGACGGTCTCGTTCTTTCCGGCACCTCGAATCAGGTGGCATCGGTCCTTGCTATCGAGTTCAACGCCGCCAGCATGGCCGGGGTCAGGGTTTCCGGAACACGACAGCGTGTCACGTCGGGTTTCATCACCAACTGCACGACTGCCGTGGCGTACACACCCGGTTCCAAGAACACGATCCAGGTGGACGCATTCGTTACCGCAGCGCAGGTCGGGCTCACCGGGACACCGGCAGCAACCGACAACATCACCGTCCGCACCTGACGCCCGTTACTTCCAAGATGTCCGCACGGCCTGAGCGTCGCGCACGCTCGCTGTAGGATGCTCCCTGTCAGGGTGGAACAGGGATGCTCCTTCCCCTGGCGTGCTGAGTGTTCGGGTGGGTGCTCCATCCTGCCCGAACATTCGCACACCCTCCGAACATGCGCTAGTGTTCGTGTCGTACATCCATCCAACGAAGGAGCATCCACCCATGAATCCCGACCTGTACCCCGACGACGCATCCGACCTCGACTACGACGAGCCGGCGAACATGCCGCCCGGTGACGCCGAAGCGCTCGAACGGGCAAGCTGGCACCTGTCGATGTCGGCGAGGTATCAGCACGAACGCGATCAGCTCACCGCTGTGTTCCGTGCCGAGATCGAACGGCTGCAACTGCGGCTCGCTGAGCGCCAACGCACGCTCGACGCGCGCATCGCATGGCACGAGGAACCTGTCCGAGCGTTCCACCTCGCACGCCTCGCACGCGACCCGAAGTCGTCGAAGACGCTGGCGCTGCCGCATGGCACGTCGCGCATCCGAGTATCGAAGACCCCGCACGTCGAGATCGTCGACCGGCCGGCGCTGCTGGTGTGGGCCGAAGCGAACCACCCCGACATCCTCGGCCGAACCGTGAACGTGACCGGCGTCAAGTCGATCACCGCGACGATCGTCGGGATCAACGTGATCGACTCGAACGGCGAGAGAGTGCCGGGTGTCGACGCTGCGATGCCGGATCCGTCGTGGTCGGTCAGCTACGAGTCAAGTGTGCTGAGCTACGAATCCGAGGTGCAGTCATGAGGTGTGAGCGAACGTCCCACTGCACTCTCTCCGCTGGCCACACAGGGAGACACAGCATCGACCGGTACGACGTGTGTACGTGTGAGATTCCTCAACCGACGTTGCTGCTGCCGTGGCAGGCAATGCAGTGCGACTGGTGCAAGCGCGCCATCCTTTCGACGCCGGTGCCGTCATGACCGCTCGGAAGGCTGAGCCGTTCGACACGAACACCGGGGCAGCAGAGAAAGCGCTTGAAGCTGTCGCCGAGCAGATCGCGGCAGTCCGAGCAGATGGTCCGGTCGACGTCGTCGCTGCGCTCGCCCGGGTGCAGGCCGAGATCGGCGGCATCGCCAAGAAGAGGAAGACGCCGGAACCCGGCGAGTCCGGTGGCCTCAAATATCCGTTCCGTGGCATCGACGCAGTGACCTCCGCGGCCCAACCGTTGTTCGGCAAGTACGGCATCGTGATCGTGCCGAACGTCGACTCACACGTAGTCGACGACATCATGGTCAACTCGAAGCCGTGGACAGACACGACGGTGACGGTGACGTGGCTGATCGCCGGCCCGAACGGGACGACGCTGACCGCTCGAACGGTGGGCCTCGGTCGCGACAACTCCGACAAGGGCTACGCGAAGGCGATGACGCAGGCGTACAAGAATCTGGTGCTGCGCATGCTGACCATCGGCGACCCCGACGACGACACCGATGGCATCACGCACGAACGCGACAACCGCAACCACGAGGAACTTGCACCACGTGAGCCGACCGAGGCTGAGCGCGAGGTCGACGAGCTGGGTGTTCGACTCGCAGCGTTCAAGGCTCGACCCGACGAGGCGGCTGTCGTGAAGGAGTGGGCGAAGGCGATGGATCGAAGCCTGTCGCCGGGGTGGCTGCTCGCTGACGACGACTGGCGAGCCGAGGTGATCAAGATGCTCGACGAACTCGACGAGGAACGCGCCGACGTTCCCGCCGATGGTGTGGTCGATGTGGCCTCATCCGATGTCGAAGAAACGGAACCGGCGTGAGCTGGGACGCAACTCTGCACTGCACGGCATGTCACTGCTCAGCGTCCGATTGGAACTACACACACAACTGCAACCCGATGATCACGATGGCGCTCGCGCAGAGCGGCACCCTGATCGAGATGTCATGGTGGAAAGTGCTCGACGGGATGTCGGCCCCGACCGGCGCGAAGTTCCTCACCGACATCATCGTGGAGCTGGACTCCAACCCGGCGAGGTATCGAGCGATGGACCCACCGAACGAGTGGGGGAGCTACGACACGCTGCTGCCGGTGCTGCGCGAGATGCTGCGGGCGTCGCTGACCGAGGTGCCGTCAGTGTGGCGGGTGTCGGGATGAGCGCGCCGTACGAGTTTGACGGCGCGCAGATCCGTGTTGTCGGTCTCCCGGTGCAGCAAGGCTCGAAGGGTGCCCGGGCGCGCATGGTCGGCACGAAGCTGATCGCCGAGCTGTTCGACACGAACGCCGGGACATTGAAGCCGTGGCGCAGGAACGTGGCCGGCGTCGCACGTCTCGCAGCGCAGCAACGCACGGCACGCAACCTCGGGCCGCTCGACGGTCCCCTGCATTGTGCGATCGTGTTCCGGTTCCCAATGCCGCAGTCGCGACCCAAAGCCGACTTCGTCAGGGGCTGGTGCTGGAAGGTGTCGGTCCCTGACGGAGACAAGCTGTTCCGGGCGGTCGGTGACTCGCTGACCGATGGCCGGCTGATTCACGACGACGCACGAATCGTGTCGTTCGCTGCGGCGAAGATCGAAACGATCCACGCCCACGAGGTCGGCTGCACCATCCAGATCCACACCATCGACCCGGACGGCGCACCGCCACCGGTCCGACCCATCCCAATACCAAACACCAAGGAGCAACCATCATGACGAAGAAGAAGACGACCTCGACGAAAGGCCTGTCGAGCTACGAGGGCCGCGACGTCGTACAGGCGACGATCAAAGTCACGAACGCCGGCGACGGTCTGTCCGAGGCGATGTCGATCGAGCCGATCGAGATGCGTCACGGCGAGACCCGGTACCTGCTGATCGAGGCCGAAGTCACCCGGGTGCAGTACGACGAGCTGAAAGACACCGACGTGTTGAAGCGGGTCCACACGTTGAAAGCCGGCACTGCGACGCTCGTCGACCCCGAGTTCGCTGTCGAGCTGATCGAGAAGCAACGCAAGGCGATCCAGTCAGCGAAGGGCGTCGAGGAATTCGACTTCACCGACGCCGAGATCGCCGAGCAGGCAGCGAAGGAACAGGCCGAGTCGTGAGCGACGTCACGTACGCAGTCGTCACCTACGTCGACACCGATGACGTCGGCAACCTCGCCACGGCATGGGGCCAACTGTTCGACAGCCAAGGTGGGGCGATCGGATTGGCCGGCGCACTGGACCTGCGGGTTCCTGTGTTCTACGTGGGCGAGCTGCTGGTGCTCGACGGCAGCGGGCGCGAGGTCTGCGGCAAGGGACGCAAGCCATCGAAGTGGGGCGTGCGGTGCGACGAATTCGACAGCATCGACGAAGCGGTGGCGAGGGCTGTTGCCGTCACTCACGCAAGCGTGCAATCAGAAGGCGGGGACGAGTGACGCGCCCGGTTCGTTTCCCGTTCGACCCGGTCGAGCAGTACATCCGCATCCGCCACCCAGACCCGAACGGCAACCGACAAGCACAAGCCGAAACCGGTGGCGGCATCAACGCCGCGGTGTGGCTCGCTGACGTGCTGCAAGTCGATCGCCGCAAGATCCTGGGATGGCGCGTACACGGCGCCCTGTACTTCGATTGCGACACGATCGCGACGACGCTCGGCTTGCACGCTGCAGCGCTGTGGCCCGAGTGGGCCGCGGTCGACGTAGAGGTACCTGTGTGGCGTTTGCTGCGTGAGGAAGCGCTCGCCGAGTCTGTCGCGCTGCGAACACCCGTAGACGCTCACACAGCAGCCTGACGATGCTCGAACCTCGGCTGTTCCCCGTTGCTCAGCACGGCACGACGTCGGACGACTACTACACGCCGCCGTGGGTGTTCGAGCGCATGGGCATCGAGTTCGACATCGACGTGTGTGCGCCACCTGGTGGCGTGGACTGGGTGCCGGCTGCCCGGTTCATGACACAGGAGGACGACGGACTCGCTACGCCGTGGGTTGGTCGTGTGTGGATGAACCCGCCGTACAGCAATACGACGCCCTGGGCCGACAGGTTCATCGAACACGGCAACGGGGTGGCGCTCATCCCGCACTCGCGATCGGCGTGGTGGGGCCGTCTGTGGTCGTCGGCACCAGCAATCGCCGACGCAGGGATGTTTCGTTTCATGCGCGCCTCGGACGGCAAGCTCGAAAACGTCTTCATGCCCGTCGTGTTCGCAGCGTTCGGCGAGGAGTGCGTTGACGCAATCAGTCGGCTCGGTCCCGTCAGGGTGCTTCGACAAGATCCAACGGCCTGAAAACCAGCACGACCCCGACCGGCTTGCTTGACGCAGGCGGTCGGGGTCGTGCTACGTTACAGGTGCTGGCCTGATGCGTTCCATCCTACACGCATCGGGAACTCAACCCGAAAGCGAGAGATGATGAACGAAACGCTGACCAAAGCCGAACGATCCGAACTGCGTTCGCTGATCCGACGACGAGCGATGGTCGCCAAGAAAGACATCGACGCCCGCAAGTCGTCACTGCTCGCCGACTTCGAGACGGAACTCACCGAAGAGTTTTCAGCCGAAGACGCCCGCTGGGTTGAGGTGACCAGGGCTGCCGAGAAGGCCGTGAAGGACGCCAACCGAGACCTCGCCGAGATCTTCGACCGGCTCCACATTCGAACCGATCTGCGCCCGTACATCGGCATGGGCTGGCACTCCCGCCCCGACATCGACATGCGCAAGTCTCAGCTTCGACGGGTCGCATCGAAGCGCGCTGACGCCATGTGTGACGCCGCGAAGCTGGCCGTCGACCGGGAGGCGGTTTCGATCGAGGGTCGCCTTGCTGCGACCGCGTTGGTATCGAGCGAGGCGTCCGAGTGGCTGGCAGCGCTGCCGCAGGTCGACGATCTGGTGACCGCTCTGGACATCGGATCCGTTCGAGCAGAACTCGAATCAGGCGGCAAGTTCTCATGACCACCACCACTGATATCGGTCCCTTCTCTATCGCCCCGCTGTGGGTGCTCGAACGCCTCGTCGGCATCGACCAGACCGAAGCGCTTCGACTGTACGTCGGGCTCTCCAAATGGACGAACGGCAACGACCGCGACTGCCACCCGAGCCGAAAGACCGTCGCCGACTACATCGGCTGCTCGACCAAGACGATCGACCGGTACATCGCCGCTCTCGTCGACGTCGGGGCGCTCGAAGTGACGCACCGACACACGGATCAGGGTGACATGACGAGCAGCAACTACCGGCTGCTGACGTCCCTACCCCGGGACACGTACGTCCAGACCCCTCTGGACACAGATGTCCACACCCGTAGGGACACAGATGTCGCACGAAGTAGACCCAGTTCTAAGCAGACCCAGATTGACCCAAACGTTTCTTCAAGCGAGCTATCGCTCAGCTTGTTGACGTACGAGCCGTTTGACGAGTTCTGGTCTATCTACGGCAACCTCGCTGGCTCTGGAAAGAAGAAGTCACGCGAGTGCTGGGACGCTGCCATGAAGCGCGGTGACGATCCCGAGTTGATCCTCGAAGGCCTTCGGGCGTGGGTGGTCTACTGGCGAACACCTGACGCGTCGAAAGCGATGTACGCGCAGGGGTTCCTGAATCAGGGCAAGTGGGAGACACCACCTCCACCCGTGCGCGACGAGCAGCAACGCAAGGTGATGCCGGGTCGTGGTGGGATCGAAGCGGCGCTCGCAGCACGTTCGCAGCGTGGCATCGGAACCGGATCGTGAGCCGCTACGCAGAGAACACGTCCGTCGCCGCCGAGAAGTCGCGCATGGAAATCGAGTCGACGCTGCGCCGGTACGGTGCCGACGAGTTCGCCTACATGACCAACAAGACGCAGGCAACCGTGGCGTTCATCGCAGAAGGTCGACGGGTGAAGTTCGTGCTCGCCATGCCCGACCCGACGTCTCGTGAGTTCACGCACACACCTGAGCGGAGGAACGCGCGATCGCCGCAGCAGGCCGAGGCCGCATGGGAGCAGGCAACACGGCAACGGTGGCGTGCCCTTGCTCTCGTGATCAAGGCGAAGCTCGAAGCGGTCGAGGCCGGGATCACCGAGTTCCAGGACGAGTTCCTTGCGCACATCATGCTGCCCGATGGGTCGACTGTCGGGGAGCGCATGGTCGCTCACCTGGACGAGTTGTACGCAGGCCAACCGCTCGCGCTGATGCCAGCAAGCACGGACCGGAGCGGATCGTGAGCGGGATCGGTTCGCTCACATCGGTGTACCTCGACGACGAGCCGGTGCCGGCGATCATGCGTGAGCGCGATGGTGTCACGTTCGTCGACATCGGAGCCGACGCTGGACGCTGGGCGCGCATCGTGCTGTTCGGTGATCGCGAGCAGTTGCTGGCGTTCGCTGCTGGCATCGTCGCAGCAGTCGAGGCCGGCGCATGATGCTGCTGGTCGCTCTCGGCGGGTTCATGGCAACGTGCAGCGCGGCGGTGCTGTTCGCGTACCTGTGGTACACGCAGCTCTCCGACGACCAGACCGGAAGGGGTGGGACATGAGCAGGCTCATGAATATGTCCGACGCCGAGCACCGACTCCGAGCCGAGCGGGTCAACATGTCACTGGCTGAGATCGGGTTCACCGACGTGTTGGGCCCTCGGGCGGAACTGCTGCGAGAGGACGTGCCGCCACCGGTCATGTTCCGAGCGTGGAAGTTGGCATTTCCCGAACTGCCGACGACCTACGACGAATGGCTGATCGAATGCCTTGCGCTGCCCTGGCCTCTCACTCGGTGGCTCGAACGTCACAACGCACACCCGTACGCCAAGACCGGCAGGGGTGGGACGTGAGAGTCCACGCGATCCTGCTCGGACACGACGACCAGATCGTCAGGGAGTTGGAGATCGAGTACCGGTCGATCCTTTCCGTGCCACGCCTACCGACGCCTTCGGTGGAGATCGCTGAGGGCCGCATCGACTTGCTCGGTCTCGACATCGAGGTCGAGAGTTGGGAACACAACCGAGGCGAGTCGGACCTGTACGCCACGGCCTTCGATCGCCCACGAGGCAGCGTCGCCGTCTACCGAAAGATGAGCACATGATCGGCAACACGTCCGTGACGACAAAGTGGAGCGAACGGCCCGACCCACCGCCAGACATCGAATCGTCGTCGTGTGATTGGGGGCAGTGCAATCAGCAGGGCGAGTTCTGGCGTTGGGAACTCCGGATGCGTGTGTGGCTGCCGGTCTGTCCGAGGCACGCATTGAAAGCCGATCGAGAACGAGAGGTCAAGCCGTGAGGGTCGAAGAGGCTGCGGCGTGCGTGGCATACCTGACGTCGATGACATCGGGCTGGAACGACGACGCCACCGAAATGCTCGTGTACGAGTTCGAGAAGCTCGACGACCCTGCAGCGTTGGAGCTCGCGACGCGCAAGATTGCTCGCACCTGGACGTCGCAGGGTCGGGTACCGCTCGGTGTCATCGTCGACGCCTACCACCACGAGCAGGCCGTCGCCTTGAACGCGACACGCGAAGCACAAGCGCTCGAGGAACGGTGCGACGGGTGGGGCTGGGTCGACGGGGAACCGTGCGCGGTGTGCTGTCCGGCGTTGCGTCTGGTGTACGCCAATCCCGCTCTGCTGCGCCGGTTCCGTGACGGTGTCGCCCTGCACAAGATCCTTGACTACCCGGACCGTAAGACGTTCGAAGCCGAATACAACCGTGAGCGCTGCCCGCAACGATTCGTTGCCGAGAGCACCACGGCGAGACCTATCCCGACAATCAACAATGAGGTGTTCTGATGGATGAGATGCTCGAAGCTCTGGCGGTCGTGACCGGCCACCTACGACAGGGCGACACCGAACGCGCGGCGCTGCTCACCGAGCAGGACGACCTGATCGGGAAGCTGCGTGCCGCGGGGTGTTCGTGGCCGACGATCAACCGGGTGTGTGGGATGGCGAACATGCACACCTCACACAAACGGCGTCGACTCTCGACACCAACGTAAACACCTGCTACTGTTAGTCATCCACCCACCACGAAGGAGCATCCACCCATGGGAACGACCGACGGCTACGACGAAGACACCACCCACAGAGACAGCGACGAGTTCGTGATCGCCAACTACTACGCCACCGCCAGCGCACACGAGATTGCCGACGCCGACATCGCCGAAGGAGCATCCACCATGGCATCCGACAGCATCCACGCACAGATGTGCGACCTAACCCTCGCTGAACGTCTCGGCAATCACGCCGTCCACCGGTTCGAGGTCAACGGCATCGCGACCTACGACGACATCCGACGCATCCAGTCCTACGCCGACGCTCAGGGCCGCATCGTGACGTGGGCACACAACCGCAACGGTGGTGGCGCAGTGCTCACCGTCGTCAGGACGCTCGACGTCGGTGATCCGGCATGAGTGACGCTGCCGGCCTCATCGATCACTGGCGGCAAGTGACTGCCAAGGGCCAGCCCATTTCGTGGGGTTGCGATCGCGCCACGATCATCCTCGATCACATCGACGCTCTCGGCGAAGAACTCGCCGCCGGCGCTGCCCTTGTCGAGCAGCTACGAGAAACCATCGCATGGAATCGCAATGCGGCCGCACGACAGGCAGCCGAGACGTTGGGGTACCGACAGGAACGAGACACCAAACTTGTCGCCGAGATCCAACGTCTGACTGCGCTCGTTCCTCAAGACGACGTCAAGTCGTGCGACGGCTGCGGCAGCGAGCCAGCACGACCAGGGCGGCGCATCCGGTGGAACAACGGCGACCTCGTTGCGCTCTGCGAGAAGTGCATCCGCTCCGCCCGCATCAACGGTGATCTTCGATGAACGCTCACGTGCATTCGTGGCGCGAGTACCCGGGCGACGAGGTGGCCTGCACGACGTGCGGCATCGAACCGCACCAGATCCACACCGAGATGTCACCGGAGGATCGGCGTGCCCACATCGACGTCGCCGGGAACCTGTTCTCGATCCGCAAGGCGTTCGCTGCTGCACGCGCTGGTGTGGCGATCTGGGAGCCTCGCCCGGAGCCGGCCCGGTTCGCTGCGACCGGGGACCGCATGCTGTTTCTCGACGAACTCGACATGCCACGACCGTGGCTGCGATGACAACCACCAACACAAGGAGCATCCACTCATGAACACCGAACATCACACCAACCTCGTTGACGGGCTACGACAGCTCGCCGACTTCCTCGATCTCAACCCCGAACTCGGCGCAGCGCTCGGCCCGCCGACGCTGTACCTCTGGGCGTTCAACGAAGCCGATTTCAAGACCAACAACGCACTGCTGGGAACGTTCACCAAGGGCACGAGCGGCAACTTCCTGAACGCCACCAAGGCGTTCGGCCCAATCACCGTCGAGAGCACGATCAAGCATTCCGACATCTGCGAGCAGAAGGTCGTCGGTACTCGCATCGTCACCAAGCAGGTCCCGGCCGACCCCGACTATGTCGCACCGGCATACGTGACCGTCGAAGTCGAAGAGGACGTGACGGAATGGGTCTGCCCGCCGTCGTGGGTGCAGCGATGAGCACGATGAGCCAAGACATCTGGAACAACCCGGACCAGTTCCCTGCGGTCACCGAACTCGACGCCGGAGCGATCGACGCAGCGGCTGTTCGAGCAGCAGGCATGCTCAGGGAACGAGGGTGGGCGTTCGTGGTGCTCGAACCCGACGACGGCACCCGGTACGAACTCGCGATCGTCACGGTGCTCGACTTCGCTGTCGGTGCCCCGTTCCGGTTCGGTTCGTCGTTCGGTGCGCTGTACCCGTGGATGGGTGAGCCGAGCGTCCACCCGGACTACGCGAAAGAGCACTTCGTCAGCAACGGCAACCCGTGGACCGCCACTGTGTTCGCTCTGTTCCTCAACACCGTCGCCGAGATCATCGAAACCTCATGAACACCCAACCAACAAGGAGCACACCATGAACAAGACATTGACCGCTGCACTGATCGCAGCGACCGCAACGATCACCTACAGCACCGGAGCGTCGGCCGAGGCCGAGTGCTACACGGGCTGGTACCAGGGAGCGCCGATCGAGGTGTGCCCGCCACCGATCCCCGACCAGACGAACTGCTACACCGGCTGGTACCAGGGCGCACCGCAAGAGGTGTGCATGCCGACCGGTTGGGTCCCTGACGCTGACTGGACGTTCAACGGCGAGCCGCTGGTGATTCACGTGTCGAAGGACTACGTCGCCCCGCTCGTCGTCGAAGCGGTCGCGCCGGCCATCACCACGGTCGAGCACGCTCCGGCACCAGTTGCAGTGCGGGCACCGGAAACGGTTCGCCAGGCGGAGCCTCGGTCATGAGCATGAACGACGACATCCGGGGCGACCCTGTCCGCTTCCCGGCAGTGATCGAACTCGACCGGGAACACATCGAGCGCGCCGCGATCGTGGCATGGCCGGCCATCATGGATCAGGGGTGGGCGTGGGTGGAGCTCCAACCCAACGACGGCACCCGATACCAGATTGCGATCATGTGGAGCCAGATCACCGACGACTACCGGTTCGCTTCGAGCATGGGCCCAATGGCTGCATGGTCGGGTCGCGACGTCATGCATCCCGACTATGCGCTCAGCCACTACGTCACCGACCCGCAGGGGACGTGGACGGCGACCGTGTTCGCTCTGTTCCTGAACGCGCTCGGCGCCGAACTGGCAAGCCACGCATGAGCGCAGCCAACAAGGCGCTCGTCGCTGCTGCGAAGGCGCGAGCAACGGTGACGCTGCTCGACGGGCGCACCGGAGTGATCGTGTACGCACCGCCAGCAAACCCGAACCCGCACAAGACGGTCAGGTGTCGTCACGGCGACCCGACGATGTGCGGGGTGCGATTCCCGGACGAGCACCGTGACACGATCCGCCCGGTCGCTGTCGCCGACATCATCGGGGTCGTGCAGTGAACTGGCCGCTGTGGCGCTACTCGCTGAGACACCCGCTGTTCGCGTTCCGCTGCTGGCGGCGACGCAAGGCGGAACGACGCTTCAACGCGTTGTGTCATGCGATCGAGGCCTACCGGGTTCGCGACCTCAGCGGTGCCTCGTTCCAGTTCCGTGCGATGCGCAAGGAGTGGCCCGATGAGGTCTGACGGTGTCTGCAAGTCGTGCGGGGCCAAGATCAGATGGGCGGTCTCAGCGACGACAGGCAGACGGGTGCCGCTCGACGCCGAGGCGAACCCGAACGGCAACCTCGGGGTCGTGGAGTGGCGTGGCGGGCCACCTGCGATGCCGGTGCCGGTCGTCGCGGCGAACCCGACAGCCACGCTCACCGAGTACCGGTACCTGTCACACTTCGTCACGTGTCCGAACGCTGGCGAGCACAGGAGGAAGCGATGAGCCGACCAGGAAACCCGGCGAACAGGAATCGGACCGCTACGGGGGTTCGATTCCAAGCCGACACCCTCGCTCGACTCCACGCCGCCGCCGACGAGCGAGACCTGTCTGTCAACTTCCTCGTGAATCGGGCTGTCGAGCAGTTCCTCCGCGACCTGCTCCCGGTCGAGGAGATCGTCTGGACTCGTCAAACCAAGCAGGGAGCGAAACGTGAGTGATCTGCAGGCGATCGTCGCGCTGGTGGTGCTGGTTGCAGCGATCGTGTGGCTCGACGGCAAGCTGACTCGACGATGAGCGCAGAGGGAGAGATCGTGCTCGAACGCTGCGGGTGGTGGTTGCGTGCCTACGCAGGCCACACAAGCAAGCGGGACCGAGCGCGACTATGGCGGTCGGATCTGTCGCGTGGTGCGTACCTTCGGCTTCGGGGTGAGCGTGTGCTCGGCGTGCAGTGGCGACGGTCTCGGGCGCGGCGATGATCGTCGACCTGTGGCACCGGGACATGCACGTGGCGATGCGCCATCGCGGCCCGATCCAACGAGGCCACCCAGTCCGAGCATCAAACGTGATCCTGCTCGACGGCACGACACCGCAACACGGCACGATCGCGGTGTGCGGCACCTGCGGCCAGCAGATCCCGATCAGCGACCTGCGTCTGGCACCGGTCGACGCATGAGCTACCGACCGAAGCCGGCGCACTACCGAGGCGACTACGCACGACGGGCCCGCACCCTCGTCGCTCACGCTCGACGGGATTCGCTGACCACATGCTGGCGGTGCGGCAAGACCCTGGTCGAGCACCGACCGCACAAGGACGGTCGGCCGGCGTTCTGGACTGCCGGCCACGTCATTGACTCCGACCCGAACTCGCCGCTCGCACCCGAGGTGTCGACATGCAACTTCAAGTTCGGCGGCAAGTTGAAGCACGAACGAGCGAAGCGACGCAACGGCAACCCGACGAGCCGCAGGTGGTTCACGTGAGCAACAACGACAGCGGCGAGTGGCGATGGTTCGTGATCGGCTGTCTGCTGCTGCTCGCGCTCACGCTTGGGCCGTGGCTGGTCATCCTGGCGCTGTTCGTCGCGTTGGTGACCCGATGACACGCAGACGCAACCCTCGCAACCCTCGCTCGGGTGATGACGTGCAGGTCGAATGCTGGTGCCGTGCCGAGATCGTGTGGGTACCGATCGAGGATGTGTGGAAGCTGCTGACCGGGACGTGTGGGCGCGCCGTGTGCAAGAAACCGACGAGCCGATGACTCGCGAACCGACCGACGACGAGATCAAGGCAGTCGCTGCATTGCGGCGCGTCGCGAAGCGGTGGCCGAGGTCGCTCACGCTCTTGTCGATGGCCGGGAGCCTGTGTGTCGTGTACACGGACGAGGCCAGTCTGGATCGCGAGGGAGACAGGTCGCCCGACATGGTCATGTGGTACGTCGACGGGATCCCGAATGACGGCGGCGACTGGTGACGCTGCCAGGCGACGCCGACCACGACCTCGCACAGGGCTGCGAGTGGTGCCCGAACACCGGGAGCACACACATCGGACCGAAACGCTGGCGGCGCTGCAACGACTGCACACTGACGATCAACGCTGAGCAGCTCGGCGCACACCAACGACCGAGTACCGATCGACTCCGCCAGATCGCTGCGCTCTACGTCGATACGCACGGGCCTTATGCCGGCGAGCCAGGTGTCGACGTGTGGGGCATCAAGCGCGACGCCCGCACCTACGACGGGCCGCACCCGGTCGTCGCCCACCCACCGTGCAACACATGGTGCCAGTTGGCGTCGGTCAATCAGAAACGATGGGGGACCGTCATCGGCGCTGACGGTGGCACGTTTGCCGCTGCGCTCGACGCCGTACGCACCTTCGGTGGCGTGCTGGAACACCCGGCCTACTCGATCGCATGGAAACGATTCGGTCTGCCGACACCGACCCGAGGGTGTTGGACGCAATCGCTGCACGACCCGGGCATGGTCACCGAGATCTCGCAGGTCATGTACGGCCACGCAGCACGCAAGCGGACGTGGCTGTACGCCATCGGTGTCGAACCCACCGAGATGCGATGGGGCGAAGTGCCCGGACGAGCAGTGGTCGGGGCCGGCATCAACAGCGGTGAGTGCGTCGGGCGTGGGCGGCTGAGTCCGAGCGAAGCAATCCACACGCCGCCAGCGTTCCTCGCCGAGCTGATAGCGCTGGCCAGAACGGTCGACCGATGACCCGCAACCCGATGCCGGCCGGACGACACGACCAGATTCTCACCCGAGACAACTGGCGCTGCCAGGCACCTGACCAAGACCCCGACTACACCGCCGACGCCTGCACGATGCGTCTCGTCGTACATCACCGCAAACCACGCCAGATGGGCGGAGACAGGGACCCGGCCATCCACGACGAGTCGAACCTGATCACCCTGTGCGATCACCACCACGCACACGTACACGCACACCCGACACGCAGCTACGCCAACGGGCTATTGATCCGACGCACAACCAAGGAGACACCATGACAGACGGTAAGAGAATTTCGACCCGACGGACGGCGTCGATCGTCGACACCGTTGAGCAGTACGTCGCACTAAAACAGGTCGGACGCAACTGGGTCGGGCTCTGCCCGTTCCACACTGACAGGGTCGGCTCGTTCGTCGTCCGTGAAGACACGGGGCGCTACAAGTGCTTCGGTTGCGACAAGGGCGGCGACGTGTTCGAGTTCATGCAGAAGGTCGAGCACATCAACCTATTGCGCCGACGCTGAACACCTGCTACTGTTCGTGTCGTACACCGAATCCATCCACCGAAGGAGCATCCACCCATGAACACCAAGTTCAACCCGACCGAGCCGTCAACGCACACCGCTCGATGGATCGAAACGTACGGGGTGATCCCCAACCTGCAAGAGCTTGAGATCCACGAGATCAACGTCAAGCTCAGTCTCAAAAACCAGGCCAGGCTCGACCCGATGGACCCCGACATGGCTCGCGTCTACCGCGACGCTATGACTGCGGGTGCAATATTCCCCGCACTCGTCGGATACAGCACACCCAAGGGGACGGTACTGGTCGACGGGAACCATCGGCTCGCTGCGGCAATCGCAGCGAAAGCCACTCATCTGTGGGTCTACGAGCTGGCAATTGAGACCGACACCCACATGACGTTGAACATGATCTTGTCGGCGAACGCAACCCTGAACGGCAAGGAAGCAACGTTCAGCGATCGGGTCAAGCACGGTGTTCGCATGGTTGCCCAGGGCATGACAATCAAGGACGCGGCGCGCCAGGTGTCAATCGCAGCGACGGCGCTCTCTGCCAACATCAAAGCCGACACCGTCAAGCAGCGGGCCAGGTCACTGGGCGTCGGGCACGTCATCGAGAAAATGCATGTGACCCACGTCGGCGACATGTTCCCGATTCGCGACTCGCTTGACCGGGAACAGTTCGAACAGCTCGCTCTTGCAGCAACTACTGCCAACATCGGGGAGTTCAAGGCATTGGTGAGGATGATCGAGCCGATGACTGCCACCGATCGTGTGACCGCCATCGCCGAACACATCCAGCAGCACCGCGACGCGATCAACATCAAGAAGGGCTCTACCCGTAGAGCTATCGACCCATCACATCACTTCGTCATGCATGCGAAAGGCGTCATTGCACTGGATGTCGAAGCGATCATCGCGGCCACCCCACCACACCGGCTTGACAGCGTAAAGCACCTTGCCGACGACTTGCGGTACGTGGCGTCACAGATCCAGCAAGCGCTGTGAGGTCAGGCCCTGTGTGGCTCCGCATACAGCAGACCTTCGCTGACGGCCAGGTCTTCACGACAGCAGAAGCGGCCGAAGCGATCCGAGGTGTCGTCAACCCGATGGTCGCTGCCCGAGCATGCATGAATAACCGTGTGAGCGACTCGGATTGGAGGTCACGCACAAGACCCGAGCGGACTCCGCGTCATGACGCCGTCACTGTCGGCCTCGTCGCTCTCGCAGGAAAGGCTCTGGTCAACAACGTATGTTACGGATCACTTGAACGGGTAGCGCCCGGTCAGTTCAGATTCGTTCGCCGTGCTGACTGACCACGAACATCGCAAGGTAGGAAGCGGGGACTCACGGCACACAGCCTGAGTCCCCGCTGTGCGCCCGCACCCGACCGCCGAGGCATGATGTACTACATGCACCACACCATCCCACCCCCTGACAACGCCAGCTTCACTCTCGGGCCCCACCTTGTGATCGAACACGACGCTTGGTCATCACGCTCCCTCACACTGATCTGCGGCCCACCTGGTGCTGGTAAGACCACCTACGCCCTGCGACTCCACCCGACCACACTCGACATCGGTGATCTCCCCCCCGGAACACCGCAAGGACGGATGAGGCGGTTCGGACGTCTCGCCCACCGGGCAGGCCGACAGCCTCACCCAAATCTCGCCGTCGTCCGCTGCGCACCGCTCGCCGCCAGCCGATCCCACCTCGAATCACTGACCCGCCCAAGCCGGACGGTCATCCTGCTAACCGATCCCGACACCTGCCATCAGCGCATCACCGCACGCAACAGATCGGGTATTGACGGGAGAGACCTCGACGGTCAACACGCCGCCGTGGATACTTGGTGGTCTGCATGGAAAGCGGAGGCGGGCAATCAGTTTTAGGAACGAACGTGAAGTCCGGTCGACCTCTGCCCACGCTTTCTCGCTCTCTCTCTGACGTTTCGGGATCACTCAGTGTGATGACCGCGACGAGCGTGCGATGTCGTCGTGCGGGGTACTGTTCGGTGATGCCTCCATCAGTCATTCAGCAGGTGTTCGACGATGCGATCCCGATCGATGCGTTGAAGGAGCATCCGGACAATCCGCGGCGTGGTGATGACGCTGCCGTGTCCGAGTCGATCGGGGTGAACAAGTTCTACGGGGCGATCCTGATTCACAAGCAGTCGAAGCGGATCATCGGCGGGAACACACGGTGGCGTGCGATGAGGGCGGCGGGTGCTGAGACGGTGCCCGGGTTCTGGGTGTCGTGTTCGCCGGCTCAGGCGAAGCGAATCATGCTGGCTGACAACCGAACGTCGGATCTCGCCGAGTACGACGAGCAGGCGCTGGTCGATCTGCTCGCTGAGATCCAGTCGCAGGAGAAGAACGGTCTGCTCGGTACCGGGTACACCGACGACGATCTTGCTGGTCTGCTCGCGACGTTGGGTTCCTCGCCGGGTCTCGCTCCTCGCGAGGACGACGCACCGAAGCTCCCGGTCAAGGCGAGGTCGGTGCTTGGTGATGTGTGGGTGCTCGGCCCGCATCGGGTGGTGTGCGGTGATGCCACGAGTGTTGATGTGCTCGACTTGCTCATGATGGGCGAGCAAGCGGGCTGCCTTCTGATGGACCCGCCCTACGGCATGAACCTCGACACGGACTACTCGAAGATGCCCGGTGGCAATGCGAAATCACGCATGAACAAGCAGCCGAAAAAGTACGATCCGGTCATCGGTGACGATGAGCCGTTCGATGCAGCGTTCCTTCGTACGTACTTCGGTGCCGTCAAAGAACAGTTTTGGTTCGGCGCCGACTACTACCGCAGCACGTTGTCGCAAGATGACCGTGACGGGTCGTGGCTCATCTGGGACAAGCGCAAGGAAGACGGCAGCCAAGACGACGTGATCGGCAGCACCTTCGAGACGTGCTGGAGCGCCGTCCCACACCAGCGCCGACTGCTGCGTCACTACTGGTGCGGAGCGTTCGGGGCTCCCGAGGCGCGCGACAGAATGCACCCGACGCAGAAACCGGTCGCCCTCATGGCTGACATCCTGACTAGGTGGTCAGCGGAGGGCAGCATCGTCGCCGACGCTTTCGGTGGGTCCGGTTCGACGCTGATCGCTTGCCACCAGACCGGCCGGGTCGCGCGCCTCGTTGAGCTCGACCCCCGGTATGTCGACGTGATCTGTCGGCGCTATCAGGACGCCACCGGTACGCACCCTGTCCTGGAGGCGACGGGCGCGCCTCACGACTTCACCGAAAGTACGATTGGCTGATGGCAGCAAGGCGAACGAAACCAGTCGCAGCGAAGCCGGCTCCCACACCGACGCCGACGCGCGCTGTCCCTACTCGACCGCTCGGTGAGGCCGGCCTGAAACTGTGGGACGATCTGCACGCTGCTGGCGAAGTGCGCGGGTCGAGTGAGCCGTTGCTGTTGCTGTGTGAGCGGTTCGATGTCCGGTCGTTTCTGCGGGTGCGTGTGCTGAGGTCGTGGGACAAGGCCGACCTCGCTGCGCTGATTTCGCTCGACGATCAGATCGACGTCGGCCTCGAACGGCTCGGGATTCGCACGATCCTGCCGTCGCTGGCCGAGCAGAAAGCCGACGACTGGACGGCGAAGCTAGCGCTCGTCGAGGGATGAGCAGCGCTCGCGAGTTCGTGCCGCCGAGGATCGGCACGCCTCGCACCGATGCACGCACGCTCGGGCCGCAGATCGGTGACGTTTCTGCACGACTCGGAACCCCGTTCATGCCGCACCAGCAGCACGTGATGGACGTCGCGTACGAGCTGAACGACGACGGCCGGTTGAAGTACGACGAGATCCGCTGGACGATCATGCGCCAGTCGGGCAAGACGACGGGCGTTCGGGCGAAGTCGATATGGCGATGCACGACCGGGCAGACCCGGTTCGGTGATCAGCAGATCTCGCTGTACCTGGCGCAGACTCGCGGTGCGTCGCGACGCAAGCTGGAACGAGACTTCACTCCCGGCCTTCGGCGAGCTGCTACCCATGGCTCGTTCACCGAGATCAAGAACCCGAAGGCGCGACCGATGTCGCCGACCGAGTTCAAGCCGTCGATGAACAACGGTCAGGAGCACATCCTGTTCGGGCCGGCGAGCTACTTGCAGATCGACGCACCGAACCGCGAGGCCGGCCACGGCGACACGATCGATGACGCGACGATCGACGAGGCGTTCGCTCACCAATCGGACGCGGTCGAGCAGTCGGTTGAGGGTGCGACGGTGACCCGAACGAACTCGCAGCTCTGGATCGTGTCGACTGCTGGCGACGAGAAGTCGTTCTACTTGTGGCCGAAGGTGCGCGACGGACGCAAGCTCGTCGAGTCGGGTGAGGCGTCGAACATCTGCTACTTCGAGTGGTCGCTCCCTCCAGAGGCTGACATCGGTAACGAGGAAGCATGGTGGGAGTTCATGCCGGCGCTCGGTCGCACGATCGACGTCGAGACCATCCGCCGCAAGTTGGAGAAGGCTCGGCGCACCACCGACGAGGACGGCGAGGATGTGTTCCGGCGCACGATGTGCAACCAGTGGGTGAGGACTCCGATCATGTCTGACGACGACAAGCCGAGGGTGATCGACGCCGACGAGTGGCAGCTTCGGACAGCGAAGAAGGCGAAGCACGTGGGCGAGCTGGCGCTGTCGGTCGATATGTCGCCGGTTCATCGCACGGTGTACCTGACGATCGCCGGCCCCGCAGCGGACGGTCGGGTGCTCGTCGAGGTCGTGCATGAGCAGACCGGTTCGTCGGGTATCGAGACGTTCATTGATCAGGCAGTCGAGCGCTATTCGCCGGTCGCTGTGGCGTGGGACAACGGTGGCCCGACCCGGCAGATCGGCCCGTCGATCGAGCGTGCCGTCGACGGTCGCTGCGAGCTGGTGCGCTACTCGGGCGGTGAATGGTCTGCTGCGTGCGGGTCGTTCTACTCGGCGTTCAAGGAGAACCGGTTGTGCCATCTCAACCAGGATTGGCTGACGTTCGCTGTCGAGGGTGCTGACAAGAAGCATCGGGGCGAGGGGTGGGTGTGGGATAGGCTCACCGCCGAGGCCGACATAGCACCGTTGTGTGGTGCGACGGCGGCGCATCGGGCGATCGAGTCGTACAAGCCACCGGTCGATGAGGACGAGGAGTTCTATGTCTACTGACGCCAACCAGCTCGAAGCCTCGAACCGGGAGCTGCGACGACTCGCACGTCGCGACAAGTTGCTGTCGAGCCTGTTCGAGGTCGGCGGCGCGGTAATCGTGGTGGCCGGTGTTGCTCTGGCGTCGACGGTTGCAGCGGTCGTGACGGTCGGTGTGTTGCTGTTCTGGGCTGGCTGGTCGAAGCGGCCGGTCAAGCAATGAGCGTGTTTCGGTTCCCTGGTGAGCGACGCAACGCCACGTCGGCGCTCGATCAGATGACCCGTCGTGGGGGTGGCACGTCGTCGGGTGTGCCAGTTGACGCTGACCGGGCGCAACGTCACAGCGCTGTGTGGTCGTCGCTCGCTGCGATCTCCGAAGCGCACCTGGCGTTGCCGTTGCAGGAGGTCGTCAGGATGGGCGACGACGTCGTGCGTCGGGACCCACCGGATTGGATGTGGGAACCGTCGCCGGGGATGTCGTGGGAGACGTGGATTTGGCAGCAGTCGTGGTCGCTCGCGCAGCTCGGCCGGTGCTACGCGTTCATCGCGACCGTGGACAATCTTGGGTATCCGACGACGATGACACCGGTCGCTGATGAGCGTGTCGAGTGGAGACGTGAGCGCGGTCAGGGCGAATGGAAGGTGTACCTCGATCGGCAGGAGGTGCTGCTGTGGCCTCGTGGCCCGCTGTGGCACGTCGGTCTTTACACGCGACCGGGCCGACCCGAGGGGATGTCTCCGATCGCGCATCACGCCGAAGTGATCGGCGTCGGGCTCGCCGCGCAGAAGTTCGGGGCGCAGTTCTTCCGTGACGGCATGCACCCGACCGCGGTGTTCACCCCGACGAAGGACCCGGGGCCGGGTGGTGCTGCAGCGTTCAAGGCGAAGATCATGGAAGTGCTCGCCGGGTCGCGCGAGCCGATCATGCTGCCCGCTGGCACGACGTTCGAACGGTGGCAGATCAACCCCGACGAGTCGCAGTTCCTCGAAACGATGCGCTACTCGGGCGAGGAAATCGCCCGGATCTTCGGTGTGAACCCCGGCAAGATCGGCTACTCGACGTCCGGTTCGAACGTCACCTACGCCAACGTCAACCAGGCGAACGAGGACTGGCGCATGTCCGGTCTGCTGCGTTACACGTCGATGTTCGAAGCGGCGCTGTCGCGGTTGGTGCCGGACGGTCAGCGTCGGGTGCTGCGCTTCAACTTCGACGCGTTCCTGCGTGCTGCGCTCGACGAGCGGATGAAGGCGTACAAGGCGTCGGCCGAGATTGGGGCGCTGTCGGGGACCCCGCTGTGGACGACGAACGAGATGCGCAACAACGAGGGCTATCCGGCAATCGAGGGCGGCGACGTGTTCGTGCGCGCCGGCACCGGCATGGAGCCACCGATCACGCAGCGCTCATCTGACGGCTTGTAGCATCGTCGTCACCAACAGGAGGTGTCATGTCTGCTCTGATCACGAAGTACTCGCTGCCCGATGAGGTGCGTGCCCGCTGGGCCGACTCCGACGACGACCTGCTCGAACTCGACGTGATCGCACGGCGCGGTGTCGTGCTCGGTGAGCAGCGGCGAGCACCGATCGAACGGCGAGTCGACGAGGACGGCAACGCAGCGTTCGTCGGGTACGCGACGACGTGGGGCACCTGGTACAACGTGGCCGGGGGACCGCCGTACGGGTTCCGTGAGATGATCGAAGCCGGCTCGGCCGACAAGTCGTTGCAGATGCGCACCGACAAGATCGCGTTCCTGTTCGACCATGAAGGCATCCCGTTGGCTCGCAACACGTCGGGCACGATGACGCTGACCGCGGACTCGACAGGCCTGCACGTCGACGTACCAGAGCCTGACGTGGCGCGCAACGTGTTCGCCGCTGCAGTGGCGTCGGCGATCGAGCGTGGCGACGTCGACGAGATGTCGTTCGCGTTCCGTGCGATCCGCCAGGAATGGAACGACGACTACACCGAGCGTCGGGTGTTGGAGATGCAACTCTTCGACGTGTCGGCTGTGACGTACCCGGCGAACTCGGCCACGATCATCGGCATGCGCAACGCTGCACGATCGGTCGACGAGATCCCTGTGATCGTCGGGTTGCCGCTCGGGTTGGCGCTCGCGCAAGCTCAGATGCTTGCGTCGGCGTGACGATCGCCGCTACAGTCATCGCTCAATCAGTCGCCGTCTGACACGACGAAGCTCGCACCGGTCCCGTCAGGGCACCATCCGGGCATCTCCTGGCTTTCACCACCGAGACGCAATCCCACGTTCTCTCCTGTGAAAGGTTCACCACGATGCGCAAGTCCCGCAACCCTGTCCGCTCGAACATCGAGGGCCGCGAGGTCTGGTTGTTCGCCGATGGCAGGACCCTGCCTGTCGTCGCTGGTGGCGACGAGACCGCCACCCTGCCGGTGTCGTTCCGTTCACAGCTCGTCGACAAGCTCAACGAGCGCATCGCCGCCCGCCAGGCCGCTCACGACGAACTGACCGCCCTGCTCGAAGCTCCGACCGCCGAGGCTCGCGACCTGAACGCCGCCGAGACCGCGCAGTTCGCTGAGCTGCGCGCATCGATCGCAGCGTTCGACATCACCGACGCCACCGACGCCGGGTTCGCCGACTCGATCGCTTCGATGCGGGCACGCGTCGCCGAGATGGACGCACTCGAAGTGCGTCACGAAGCGGTCCGTCAGACCGAGGCCCGCATCCAGGTCACGTCCGAAGAGCACACCTACCGCAAGGGTGGGGAGCATTCGTTCTTCTCCGACCTGTTCGCGCACAACTTCCGTCTCGGCGGTCCTGACGTCTCGGAGCGGTTGCAGCGCAACACGACCGAGCAGGCGGTCGACCGACGCGACATCGGTGTTGCTGCGATGGCCGGCGCGATCCCTCCGGTCTGGTTGGTCGACGAGTTCGCACCGCTCGCCCGTGCCGGTTCGCCGTTCCTGAACTCGCTCAACGCGATGGACCTGCCCGACGACGGTGTGTCGTTCATCATCCCGCGTGGCACCACCGGCTCCCTCGGAGGTCCGACCGCCGAGGGTGCAGGCTTCGTCGAGCAGGACATGATCAACACCGACCTGACCTCGACGGTCAACCTGATCACCGCGCAGCAGGACATCTCACGCACGGTGTTCATGCGTGGCGGTTCGGTCGTCGACTCGATCATCTTCCCCGACCTGATGGAAGCGCTCGCGCTCGCCGGGAACGTGTCGGCGATCAACGGCAACGGCATCGCCCCGCAGCACCGTGGCATCCTGCAGGTCGCCGGCATCTCGGCAGTCGCGTACACCGATGGCTCGCCCACGGTGCCCGAGTTGTGGCCGAAGATCTCCGACGCCATTCAGCGGGTCAACTCGCTGCGGTTCATGCCGGTGTCGGCGATCTACATGCACCCGCGCCGCTGGGGTTTCGTCACCTCCGCGGTCGACACGACCGGTCGCCCGCTGTTCGACTTCTCGAAGACCGTCCCGAACACCGTGTTCGGCCTCGGCGACGCAGCCGAGTACGGCCAGATCGTCGGCACGTTGCAGTCGATCCCGGTCATCACCGACGCATCGATCCCGACGAACCTCGGTGTCGGCGCGAACGAGGACATCATGTTCATGGCCCGCATGAACGACATCAAGTACTGGCGTGCCCCGGTGATGTCGTTCACGTTCGAGCAGGCGATGCCGACCGCACCGGGCCAGGTCCGGCTCGCTGTCGGACAGTTCCAACTGTTCGTCCCCGGCCGCTACCCGACCGCGATCGCCACCATCGGCGGCACCGGCTTCACCCCACCCGCGTTCTGAGCCTGAGCATCTTCGAAAGGAATCATCATGACCCGACAATTCACCACATTTAACGAGGACCACATCCGTCAGGGTGGGCCAATGAACGCCACGTTCGCCGAGTCGATTCCTCGCATCCTTGCTGGGACCGACAACGCGATCGCCGCGACGGGTGTCGTTCACTCGACGTTCGTGCCGGTGCAGCCAGGTGACACCATCTCGAACATCACGTTCGTGACCGGTGGCACCGCTGCTGCAACGCCGACCGCAGGGTTCGCTGCGATCTACTCGTCGGCCGGTGTGCTGCTCGGCCAGACCGCAGACTTCGCGGCGACGGCACGTGCAGCGAACACGGCGTTCACCGTTCCGCTGGTCACACCGATCGCGATCACCGGTCAGGCGTCCGGTCAGTCCGGTGTGTTCGTCGCGATCTCGTTCACTGCCGGCACGGTGCCGACACTTCGCGGACTCACGGTCGGCAACGCTGTGCTCGCTGGCGCTCTCGGGCTGTCGGCACCATCGACACCTCGCATCCTCGGCCAGACCCACGGCTCCGCGGTGGGTGCTGTTGCCCCGGCAACGATCGCGACGCCGACGACGGTCGCCACGGTCAACTACTTCGCGCTGACCGGATCATGACCAGCGCCGCCGTGATGATCGAGGCGCTCGAATCGGAGCGTGTCGGGTACGTCACCCACGACCGTCCCGACAGGGTCGCCGAGGTCGACAAGCAGATCGGGCTGTGGCAGGACCGACTCGACGCCGAGCAGGGCGCAGCGACCGAGTTGGCTGTTGCTGGTGGCCAGTCGTTGGCTCAGCCGGATCATGTCCGCAAGATCGTGGCCATCATCGGTTCGCTCCGAGTGGAGCGCGCCGGGTACGCGTCGACCGGCAAGGATGATCGGGTCGGCGAAGTCGACGACCAGCTCGAGTACTGGGAAGCGCAACTCGCGAAGGATGGCATCGTGATCGACGACGTCGAGAACACCGCGCAGGATCTCACCGGGGTCGAGACGGCCACCGTGAAGACCTCACCGGCGAAGCGTCCGGCGAAGCGTCCGGCGAAGCGTGCAGCGGCGAAGAGTCGTCCGGCGAAGCGCACGGCTTCGCGTCCCCCGGCGAAGAAGTAAGCAGCCGTGACGACGTTGCCGCGGGCGAACGCTCAGCGGATCCTGCTCGGATCTGTTGGTGCTGTCGCTCGCGGCACGCTGCGCGACCAAGACGGCGTCGCAGCGAACGCTGCCGGCTCGGTCACGGCGTCGCTGTTCGATGCGGCCGGCGTGCGCTCGGGTGCAGCGAACCGGGCCACGACCTCGTCGGGTGCTGGTGCGTACACACTGGTGTTGACGACTGCAGAGTGCGCGACGCTGAACGTGTGGCGTGTCGACTGGTTTGATGCAGGCGTGTTCAGAGCGTCGAGCTACGCGCGCATCGTCGGCGGGTTCATGTTCTCCACCGACGACCTCGCTGAGATGGCAGGCGTCGCAGCGTTCACGACCCCGGTCCGGTTGCAGGCGCGCGAGTGGGCGACGAACATGATCGAGCACCAGACCGGTGCAGCCTGGAACCCTCGCTACGACGTCGACGCTTGGTACCGCACTGATCTGTCGATGACGCACGTGCTCACCTGCCGCCCGGTGATCGCTCTGCGGTACGCAATGGTCAACGCCGGCTCGGTGCTCGACATCTCGAACACGCGACTCGACCGGGTGGCGGGTGTTGTGCATGACGTCGGCTGGTACGGCGAGTGCGAGATCGGCTACACGCACGGCTACGACCAACCTTCCGAGACGCTGCGTCGTGCTGCGCTGCTTGCTGCTGCCGATGTGCTGTTGCGTGGGGCGTCGGGTCTGTCGGAGCGCACACGGTCGGCGACGAACGATCTCGGGGTCGTGCAGCAGTTCTCGTTCCCCGGTCTGAATCATCCGACCGGTCTCGACTTCGTTGATCAAGCGATCCGTGCGCACGACCATCGCATCGGCGAGATCGGCTGATGGCAGGCAACCCGACGTTCGAGGTGATGGCCACCTACGCGGCGTGGCTGCGTCCGTTGATGCCGGTGCAGCCTCAACCGGTCGCCGGCCAGATCGCTGTCGCGGTGCCGGTGTTCTACGGTGAACCCTCGGACAGGTTCGCCGGGTCGGCTGTGGTGTGGTTCGGGAACATCACCGACAGCTACGTCACGCATTCGCTGCGAGCGAACGTGCGCCGACGTCAGGTGACCTCGCTGTTCGAGATCGTCATCTCGTGCGTGCTCGTCGGCAAGACCGACGAGGTGACGTCACCGTTGCAGCAGCAAGCCGACCAGTTCGTGCACGGCATTGAGCAGATCATCGATCTCGACATCGCCACGCACCCGTCAGCGTTGCAGCAGCCGGCGATCGTGGATCATGCGTTCGTGCGTGGCGGCGACGTCGAGCGAGGCGTCACCGATCAGGGTGTCGGCTGCCGGCGAACGCTACGGATAGAGTTCGAGACCAGATTCATCACATGAGGGAGCAGCCATGAACGTTCGTTACATCGGCCCATTCGATGCCGTCGAAGTCGGCGCCCAAGTGTTCGCTCGAGGCAAGACGGTTTCGGTGCCGTCCGAACTCGCCGGCCGAGTGCCTGACCCTCGGGTGGCTGCGGCGCACGTCGAGTTGCGCGACGCGATCGGTGCGCTCGATCACAACCTCGCTGTTGCGTTGCGTGACGAGATCATTGGACTCGACGCCGGTGAGGGTCTGCTCGCACAGGACTGCTGGGAACTGGTAGCCGACAAGACCAAGAAGGGTGACGAGTCATGACGACGATGAACACACAGCTCGGTGTCGTGAACGAGGTCACGTACGGCACCCCGGTGACGGTGACCCGGTTCTTCGAGTTCAACAAGTGGTCGGTCGGTATCGACCAGGGCCGCGCCGCGTCGACCGGAATGCGGGCGGGTACGCGCACGGCACGCGCTGACCGGTTCGAGCCGTACACGAAAGGCGCGGCCGGTGCGTTCGAGCTGGACGTCCCGACGAAAGGGTTCGGGTTCTTCCTGCCGCACATGCTCGGCGCCTCGTCGATCGGTACGGTCGTCGATTCGAACTTCACGCAGACCGGCATCGAGGCTTCGCTGCTCGGTGACGTCTTCACCGCTCAGACCAACCAGCCGCTGCACCCGGCCGGCACCAACCAGCCGCACACCAACCACGGATGCAAGCTGACGAAGTGGGCGCTCGGTTGCGACATTGACGGGGTGCTCGTGTTCTCGGGTGACATCGACGCCGAAGACGAAGACACTGCGACCGCTCTCGCGACGGCGTCGTACCCAACCGACTACCGGGTGTTCTCGTTCGCTGGTGCGTCGGTCACGTTCGCTGCCGGCGCGGTCGAGTTGAAGAACTTCAAGGTGTCCGCCGATCTCGGGCTCGACACCGAGCGTCGGTTCCTGCGTGGCTCGACGTTGAAGAAGGAACCGACCGAGAACGCGATGCGGACGTACTCGTGGGAGGCCGTTGCTGAACACACGGCGCTGACGAACTTCGACCGGTACCGCTCAGCGACCCGTGTCGGTGCTCTCGCTGCGATCGTGGCCACGTTCAACGGTCCAGTGGCGCACGGTGGCACCACGCTCCCGCAGCTCACCGTGACGCTGCCCCTGGCCCGGTTCGATGTGTGCAAGTTCGACATCGAAGGCCCTGCCGGTCTGATGGACACAATGTCGGGTGTTGCGCTGTCGGACACCGG